AAAATTGCATCATTAGAAGCTAACTAATTTAAACCACCTGGTTCTAAACAGGTTTTCTACTAACTAGATGGAATAACATAGTGTTGTACATTTTATTTACTACTGCTTTCTATAATCCACAAATATCGGACAATGTCAAAGGTTTTCTGACATATGAGGCATTATTTATCCTGTTAGATGAATTTCGGGCATATTTAGTAGGTCCATTCAAGCCAGCTTTGCCACTTCCATTTTTGAAATTCTTATTAGCTTTATAAGCAGCACTCCTCTTTTTCCAAGCACCTAATTTCTACTGCACTACGACACTAATTTATTAAATGGATTTCGTAGGATATTTTTTAGCTCTAAAGGGCAATGGATTTCCAGGCGCAGGTATATCTCCCTTTTTATCGAAAGTTATATTCATGACATTCTTAGATGGCTAGATCTTTTCATCTTAATGGTCTTGTTTAATCCTAATCTTCAAAGTGTCATTATTCTTAACTGATATGCTTTAATTAGTTTTAGATTTCAAACTCAACATCTTAGGGACTCTGATTTAAGTTAGCTGCATATTCCCTATCCTGGATCTAGTTTAAAGTGTCTAGAAGATGCTAATCAAATTCAATCTTTTGTCATTATGTATAGCACTAACAGCATGGTCAGATTGATTACTTTAGATTATTCGGATTGAGGTAGCTGCAGTCTTGTCAAAGATGCTAGTTATAGGTATCAGGTTCTAAAAACAGTCCAATCGATCATTGACCCAATTGCCCATTTTAGAATGTTATGCCACACCACAGAATTATCCATAATTTTTAAAAATTACAAAACATCTTAAGATGAAGTCATCTCTCATTCTAAAAGCCTACTGAAGAGGTCTCAATTAAAAATTTTTCAATTCTTCTCCCTAAAGCTTCATAAACCTAATATAGTCGGACATACTGATAACCTAACCAATGTTCAATAGACTGTTAAAGAAACAGCCTCCATCTATTGTAGGAGCCATCATCATCTAACCGATTTTAATCCAATTGTTATTCCTGCCACAAACGCTCCAATAGAAATTCTTATTTAACCTAGAAATTTTATTGTAGTAATCAGAGAGCTTGTTCAAAATGTCACCAGTAGCACTAAAGAATAACTTGTTTATTTGAACCATGACATCTTTACCATAGGTACCATCAGTTGATTTCTTCGAGTTCTTCTGCCTACCAGCTATAGTCCTAGGTTTAGGTAGAGAATCCATTAGCTCATTAAGAGATATGTTAACTTAAACATACTTCTCAATAGGCACTTCTCCAATAATGACCCCATCTTTAGTTCTAGTGCCGACTAGTTAAATAATGAAATTATTGTAGTTAGCTCTGTAGTTAAACTACAATTTTTACATCTTGCCAGTTAACTAATCATACAATATAACTAACATTGCAGCACCCAAAGTCTATAGAAGTTATAGATGGTTCGCACCCACTTTTGTCATAGTCTTATCCCTATAGACGCTAAGATATTATTCTTCTTTTTTCAGTATTCTCATTTTCAGATCCCGAATCTATCTTAATATACCATTTAACAAAGGGAATTGTATTGAGAGCTTGTTGTTGTATACTGAAAACATGCCATTTTCAATGGTCTTAGAAGATATAACAGGTATTACAAAATCGTATAGTTCTGTAAATGGGGAATATAATAGATCACTATTATGTATTCCGTTAATGCAATGTCTATCTCTTTTAACAAACCATGACGTTTCGCAAAATTGCTTCCAAACGTTGGAGGTGGCATAAGACTTAATCCTTTAAAGTTGATCACCAAGATCACTCTTGCTGCACGAAATGTGCTTTAAGAGCTTCTAAAGTAATTATTATTATGGCAGTTTTTATCTATACTTGATGTTTGGCATCTTGGTATATTTTTCGTTAATTGCAATACATGAATCGGATTTGTCAATAAGATTAGGTGCTGTGATAATCATAGATTTCTGTTAATCATCTCGTACAGGCAGCTTCGAAATCTTAGATACGTTTTTACTAAGTTAATTAGCATTTAAAACTGTATTACTCTTAGAAAGCCACGAATCATCTGAACACTATGCAAAATCGTCAACAACAGACTTTTTAGTATCACCACCTAATTTGATGTTAGCAAAAGATCCCAACATCTTGGTTTTCTATTTAACAGAAGTATTGTCTAATGCTGTAAAGTTATTAAAGTCAATAGAGCGATTTTTGATATTAATAGAAGAATTTTTATGGTCAGGTATAGCACTAATATCAAGTGAATCCAACTATTACCTCAAAATAGATTTCGGCAAATGGAAAGAAGCAGTATTTTGACTCATTGAAGGTGTCAATGATGTCCTTGAGTTACTACTCAATTAGAAAGCTCCAAATTGAGCAGATTTGGATTTATCATTGTAGAAGTTCCGTGTATCAAAGCTATCAATAACATCATTAGAAATCAAATTATAATGATCAGATTGAGTCTATTACTTCTCACTGATGATGCTTACCTATTTATCAAGATAGAACTAGGAAATCATTCTTTATATATTGGCATTGTTTCTAATTCTCAGCTACACAAGTGCTTAAGGGGTCATAGACTATATTAATTGTGCTGAATATACTGGTAGATTATCAAAGATTTCCATAGCTCGACGTAATTATGCAACATCTTAATAGTACCCTAACCGATAATCATTTTAAGCACAATTCAACATCTTGCAGACTTATGATAATTGACTGGATCCATAAATATATTTCTGCCTCTTGACAGCTGTTGGTAAGATGCACAAATCTAGCATGTGATTATCTATGCATTTTTATCTCGCAGTAGCTAAACGTTTTATAGGCTGGTATTACTTCCTAGACACTAAAACAATGAAATTGTTGCAGATGGGGCCCATTGGCATAATCGCTTTTATAAAGAATTTGCCCGGGTTATGGTAGGGGTATTTTAGTTTGCATATCATATATTCAGCATCGCTTTGTTAAAAATATGATAGAGTTTATCTACGAAGCAAATCTCCATTCTGAATGTTTAAATTTACCATCAAAGTTGGACTTTTCAAAAATTTATGACATTTCAAAAACTGTGAAAAGTTGTCAGAATAAGGTGCCATCCTGCATCTTGCGCTATCGCTTCTGTCATAAAAGGCTCTGAAATTTCTGCCTATTACCATATCCATGATTAAGCCTCCCCAAGCAACTCCAACGAAAATAAAATCAACTCCAGAATTATATCTAGATATGAAATTAGTGATTGAAGATAAAGAGTATTACAAAGAATCGGGTTTCAATGCTTGATCAACACACAACAAAAGTTTGAAACTTTTGAGATCCTTAGTAAAACTAACCTTGTGGATTTTCAGAGCTAAAGATCTGAAAAATAGCTCAGATCGATACTTAGACTTACTATGATAATTCTTTTACCTATCAATTCTAATTTATTAAAGTATCTTATTGTACTTAATAATTTTCTTTTCATGCCTCTTGGTCTAAGCTTATATCAATTTCTAGCCTAGATACATTTTAAAATCTTCCAGTTTAGCCCCAATGCTGCCTACCAATGCTGATAAATTAATCTTAGGAAGTTTGAATCTCTTAACATGTTACAAGAATAATGTCCTATAAGCTTACGCTTTAGATAGAGGTTTCTACTCAAAATACAATTATCTTTACCTATCCAGGCAAGAAATCATCTAAGTAAAGGCACCTCTAACACACTCTTACGAGTTGTCGTGAGCCTCACGAGCCATCTAGAAATATTATTAATACCCCTAGAACTAACTCATTTTATTGAATGAATCCACCAATGAAAATTTCACCTATTTAGGGAGATTCGAGTTTTAAATGTGTACCTTGAAGCTATTAACCATTTATACATCACAAATACCCCAGAATATATCTTTCAACTACTTCAGTGATGTTTTCTAGATGGATTAATCGGCTACAAAATATTACTTCTTAGAAACATTAAAAATCTAGTCTTGATATAAGAAGAATTTATTATCCACATAAGCATCATGTCCATCAACAATCAGCTGATATTAGACAAATTGGCGATAAGTATAACAAGCTCTACGAGCAGCACCTTGATATTAAATCTATATCATTCTTACCGGAGCCCAACCGCTAAAAGTGTTAGAGCAAAAGAAGTGCTTACCAGATGACTTGTCTTGTGGAAGAAGGAATACATACCCGATATAGACTTTTTCAGCCTATTGTGCAATAATATATAATCCGCTGATATATGCTAGTTTTTATTTCTTAGTCATTTGGTACACAGGTGTAAAATGATACATCTATGCACCGATAGCTTGGGCTTGGAGGTCGATATGGCCTCTAGTAAAGTGTGTTTGCCCAGATGCACCTATCAAAGTAATAAGATCTTGGATCAATATGGGATAGTGCACATCTACATTTAGCTACAAGCAAGTAATCAGTTATTGGACCTATTACACACTATCGAAAATGTGGGTCCAACAAGAGTAACCTCCCGACGCTCCGGCGGCGGCGGGGAAGAAAGTCGCAAATTCCAAAGGGAA